AAGGAGAAATACACATGGCTGTTTCATCATTAACTAGGATGTCAGTTCCTTTAGCGTCAGATCAAAGTGCATCTAACCAAGGACTGTTAATGCCTAAATTAAAGTATCGTTTTAGAACGGTATTTGAAAACTTTGGTGTATCATCACCAAGAACAGAATTAACTAAACAAGTTATTTCATTTGCTAGACCTTCATTATCATTTGAAGAAATGCCGATTGAGTTATATAACTCTCGTATGTACCTAGCAGGTAAACATACTTGGGAAACTACAACAGTTGAATTACGTGACGATGCTAGTGGATCGGTTGCTAAACTAATGGGCGAACAACTACAGAAACAATTAGACTTTATGGAACAATCATCTGCATCAGCAGGTATTGACTATAAATTTATCACACGTTGCGAAATACTTGACGGTGGTAATGGTGCTAATGAACCAAATGTTTTAGAAACTTGGGAACTATATGGTTGTTACCTAACAGCAGTTAACTATAATGACTTGTCATATGGTGAAAGTGCTCCTGTAACAATTTCAGCAACTATCAGATTCGACAATGCTATCCAAACACCGTTGGGTGATGGAGTTGGTACAGCAGTAGGTAGAACATTAGGCACAGTAGTAACAGGATAATTTAGATGGCCGGAATCTTTGGGGACGTTTTAAAAGGCTTCCTCGGTAGCGATTATCTTAAAGACTATAGGCATGCCAGCAAAACCTTTAGGTCAGCTGGCTTTGAGTTAGCTCCACGATTTAAATTTTTATTCCATGTACATTTCAATTTAAATGTAACGGAGCTACCAGGTCTAAGAAATGCGTTTGGTACTCAAGATCAAAGCAACCTTAGTGTCCTAGTTAAAAATATAACACTACCAAACTACTCTTTAGACGTAGACGAATTCAATCAGTATAATAGAAAACGTTTAGTCCATTCAAAAATCAATTACGAGCCAGTAACTGTAGAGTTCCACGACGACGGGGCAGATCTTGTTCGTAATCTATGGTTTAAATATTTTAGTTATTATTATAAAGATCCAACCCAACCGTACAGTGCTCCTGGAGTAAACAACCAAGTTTCTACAGGTGGTATTAATAATGCACCAGTAGGACAAAGTAATTATAATACTAGAGATATCTATACTCAAAATAGAGCAGGTAGTGATTGGGGATATTCAGCAGAAGATAGTACTGGCAGTGGTAACAAACCAAGTTTCTTTAAGGATATTACAGTCTATGGGTTTAATCAACATAATTTTGTTTCATACACATTAATCAATCCTCAAATTACAGAAATGCGTCATGATCAATATGATTATAGTCAAGGCGGTGAACCAATGGCTAATACTATGACTATTAAGTATGAAACAGTCAAGTATGGTGCAGGAGCTCTTAACGGGCAAACAGGTGCACCAATACCAGGATTTGCAAATCCAGAGAACTATGATAAAGAACCAAGTGCATTAAGTCAACCAGGATCAAACTCATCAATATTAGGCCAAGGCGGAATACTAGATGGGGGTGTTGGTATATTTGAAGATTTATCAACAGGAGATGTTTTAGGTGCCGCCAAAAAAGCAGGCAGAATATATAACATCTTTGACAAAGGTGATGTAAGTATGGAAAATGCTAAAGAAGAAGTATTAGGAGCAGTAATGCGTGAGGGTTTACCAACGGTAGTATCAGGTGATTTTAGTTTTGCAACACCCCCAACTTCTAAAAGAACTACAGGCAGTCCAACATCAACAGCTACACCAGACACTTCAGTAACGACATCTAGTCTCATTTCTAGTAACGGCAAAGCTATCGGCTCCACAACCATAGTTCGATGATTTCCCACCTAGGCCGTAATAAGGTTAAATACTAGTATGGCAACAGTAAACATTACAAAAGACAATTTAGACTCTACAGTCAAAATATTTGACACATTCTATAATACAGAAATAGTTATAAATTCTAATGACTTTGATAAAGTCCGTTCATTCTTTATTCTGAACAGTGATGATAATGCAATTGCAGATGACTTTACAGCAACATTCTTTAAGATACAACAAAATTATAACACAACTGTAGATGAGCTATTAGAAAAATTTAAAGGCTTAGAAGACCCTATTGCAATGGATGAAACTATTGCTTATTATCTAAATGGTCTTAGATCAAAATCAACATTACTTGGTGTTAGCGTATTACAGCAACCTAACTTATATGCGGCACGTAATGTTAGCAAATAATGGCTAGCAAATTTGCAAATGGCCTTTACTCAATAATGAATCCTGACAAATATGTAGGTAAAAAAGCACCTAGATATAGATCAAGTTGGGAACACGCATTTATGCAATTTTGCGACAAGCACACTAGTGTAGTTAAATGGGCTAGTGAGAGTGTACGTATACCTTACAAACATCCACTAACTGGAAAACAAACAAACTACGTTCCTGACTTTTTAGTCCAGTATGAAGACAAACGGGGTAAATTAGTAACAGAGCTGGTAGAAATTAAACCTAAAAAACAAAGTATAATCGAAAGTAAGAATGCTAATAGAGCTACTAGGGAAACTGTAGCAATTAATCATGCTAAATGGGACCAAGCTATGCGTTGGTGTAAAGCAAACGGTATTACATTTAGAGTAGTTACCGAAGACGACATATTTAGAAACGGAAGTAGATAATGACAAAAAAATTAGAAGAATTATTTGATTTAAGTCCATCAGAGTCAAAAACAGAAATCACTGATGTTAATGAACCGTTACCACAGAAATCTGCAGAGTTACCTACAGAAACATTGGCAAAAATTGATAAAATAGAAACAGCTCTTCCGGCAGTAAAAGGTTTAGAAGCAAGTGATCAAGAAATGGACGAGTTGGGACAGTTAGCTAAAGACTCTTATAAAGACTTAATGGATCTAGGTATGAATGTGGATAGTCGTTTTGCTAGCGAAATATTTGGCGTAGCAAGTAATATGTTAAATCATGCTATATCAGCTAAAACTGCAAAAATAAACAAAAAATTAAAGATGATTGATCTACAATTAAAGAAAGCCGCACAAGATCAAAAGAAATTAGTAGACAACGCAGGTAACGAACCAATGGAAACCGGACAAGGTTATGTATTAGATCGAAATGAAATGCTTAAAGAGTTATTAAAAAATAAAGACACAAAAGAATAAAGTAGCATAAATATACGCATAGTTAGGGGAAATAATAATGAAAACATTTACAGAATATTTAACAGAGTCAAAGCAAACTTACTCATATCGAGTTAAAGTAGCTGGTGGCTGTGATAAGGATTGTCTTAAAGAACTAGAAGACAAATTAACAAAATATGATTTGATTCAAATGTCAGATCCAAAAACAACTCCTGTTACGGAAGATCCATTAGATTTTCCAGGCGTTAAAAACATGGAAGTTTGTATTTTCGAAATTGAATTAGATTATCCAGCAAGTGCAGATGAATTATATGAAATTCTTGAATCTTGTACATCAAAAGCTAAATCAAACATTAAAGTAACATCAAAACATTTTGCAGATTCATGGGAAGAAAATGAAGGTGCAGAGGCTGAAGAAGCTCCAATACTTGAAAAAGAGTATGACGAACAAAATAAAGCAGAAAAGGATGCTAGTGAACTATATGCAGATCCTAGTAAAGCAGTACCTGAAGAAACAAGAAAACATGAAATAGCAGGAGGAACTACCCCTAAAGCTCCTACTACTAATGATCTACCAATGGGCGATAAAAGTGCTATGGGTAGTCAGAAAAATAAATTACCAAACGTTAAATCGTTTGCAAGATAAGAGGATACTACTATGGACATGTATAATGTACTAGACACACTTAAGAAAATTGAAAATCCAACGGAAGATCAAAAAGCGGCAATTAAATCAGCTGAAGTAACAACTCCAGAAGCACCGGCTCCACAAGGAGTTACTGAAGTTAGTACTACAGGTGACAATATCTATGCACAATATGGTAAAGATGCACATGATGATTTACTTAGACTTGCAGAAGTTCCTGTAATAAATGTACAAAGTGATGCTCCAGAAACACCTGCAAATGAATCTGTTGAAATCGAAGAAGGACAAAGTCCAGCACAGAAAGCGGCATTCCAAAAAATGTTAGATGCTAAAAAAGGTAAAGAAGAAGTAGAAGAAGAAGATGCTACACCAGATCAATATGAAAAAAACGAAGAAGTTAAAGAAGCTAAACCAGATTTCTTAGATCTAGATAAAGATGGTGACAAAGAAGAGTCAATGAAAAAAGCGGCTAAAGACAAAGAAAAAATGAAGGAAGACGAAACCATCGAAGAAGAAACTATCGAAGAAGCATATGATCCTGAACATGTTAAAAGTGTAGTTGACAAGCATGAAAAAGAAGGTCATAAAGTTGAAATGGATCGTCCAGAAGATGGTGCACAAGGTTTTACAGTTACATTTAAAGATGGTTCACGTAGACATTACAAATATTCTAAAGCAAGCACAAAAGTTGATAGTTTAGAGCCAACAGACCCATTGGTAGATCCAAATGCTCCTAAACGTGAGCGTGGCCGTCCTAAGAAAGAAGGATTAGGTGAAGAACAAGCAGAACCAGCAGTGCTTGACACAGCGTTTGTAACAATGGAATCTGAAGAAACAGATCCGTTAACAGCAATGTTTGAAGAAAAATTAAACGAATCAGCAGAAACAGAAGAAGTTGCTGAAAGTTTACAAGTTGTACAAAATATTGATGATAATAATCAAGAAACAGTAAGTGTAAATGCACAAGGTGAACATACTGATATGCTTAAACAGTTATTAAACTTGTCAGGACAACGTTCAGACGGTTATAAAGAGTATGAAGGTGAGGAAGAAGCTGTTGAGGAAGAAAGAGATATACAACATGCTAACACACCACATGAACAAGTAACTGACGTTGATACACAACTGAACAAAATGGCAGGGGGTTTAAATGGCCCTAAGGATAAGTCAGCGGCCAAATCAAACAGTAATGCGTTGTACAACGAATCAATCACTGATGAAAAAATGATGGAATTATATAAGGCCTATAAAGGTAGTGAATAATGAAATCATTAGACGAATATCTTAAGGAAGCCGCCAGACGGCAAATAAATCCAGTAACCGGTGACCAAATTGATTTTATTATCAATCAAGATACTATCATTGAGACCGTAGTTCTTGAACACGATGAGGAAAGTGTTGTTCTAGATCTAGATGAAGAATGTCAAACAATGTTAGAAGATTGTGGATGTGAATTTACAGGTGTGAAATTCTTTGATGTCTTTGCTGAAGCAGAATACAAAGGTAAAAAAGTTAAATTAAACGATCCTATTAGAACATCAGAAAATCCTAAAAAGAAATTTAAAGTATACGTAAAAGATCCTAAAACAGGTAATGTAAAGATTATACGATTTGGCGATCCTAACTTATCAATCAAAAGAGACGACCCTAAAAGACGTAAAAGTTTTCGTGCTAGGCACGGATGTGATAAAGCTAAAGGTAAAGACAAATCTACAGCTAGATACTGGTCGTGCTATCAATGGCGTAAAGGTGCAAAGGTAAACAACTAATGCGTGCTAAAGAGTTCTTAAAAGAATTTAAAAGGTGGAAAACAAAACACGGAACAATCGACGACCGTCAAGCACAAGCAACACCGGGAGCTTACACCAACGATGCAGATAGATATTACGGATTATATCGTGCCAGTATGTTTATGGCAAGAGCACCAGGCAACAACGATGATATAGATATAGACTCTGTTGCGGCAACTGCATACATTGGTGCATACACTGATGTGGACAAACAAAAAATAGATGCGGCTCACAAAGCATTAGGTATAAAAACAAAAACACAAGCTAGAGGACCTAGCGAAGAAATGCCAGACACAAACACAAAATCACCAATAACTGCCGCCAAATGGCAAAGGAAAAAATAAAATGACTTGTAAAAACTGTAGTTGTAAATGTTCGGATTGTAAATGTTCAGATTGTTACTGCGATAAATGTGGCACTAACGCACCAGTAACCATAACAGAATCAAGAGATTAGCATGTATGAATATGCAGTAACGATTAGAAGAGTAGTTGACGGTGATACCGTTGATGTAGATATTGATTTAGGATTTGGTGTAGTATTAATTAAAGAACGTGTTCGTATTATGGGCATTGATACTCCTGAAAGTCGTACAAGAGATAAAGTAGAAAAAGTATTTGGATTAGCCGCAAAGGATAAACTTAAATCACTACTAGGTAAAACATCAGTTTTGAAATGTCAAAAGTACGATGCTAAAGGTAAGTTTGGTCGTATATTAGGTGACTTTATAACCAATGATAATAGAATGGTAACAGATGTAATGATTGAATCAGGACATTGCGTAGCATACTTTGGCGGATCAAAACAAGAAGTTGAAGCAAAACATTTGGTTAATAGAGAAAAACTTCTACGTGAAGGTGCTATAAATATGACAGCATACGATAAAGCTGTTAAACTAATGGAAGGCAAATAATGAAAATCTTAGAAATTCAGGAAGGCAAATACAGAGAGAATGACGTTGAAGAATTTGTCCCCAATGATGAGCAACTTGACAAAGTTAAAAACAGATATCTCCCAGACTGGGAAATGTTAGATCATAGAGAACTTACTACAATGTATGTCTGCCAGGATCATAGACAAGCAGAGGAAATGATAGGCTTTATCAATGACCTATCTGAAAAGATGGATCACTTCGCAGAAGTAACACAAGACGTTACAGAAGTTAAAATAAAGACATCTACGTTTGACGTTAAGGGCCTTACAGTGCTGGATTTTCAACTTGCTATGTCAATAGACGTTTGGGCAGAACAAAAAGACATTAAACAGACATCTACTGCAGGTAACTTTGGAATGCACGAAGATCAAGGTTTAACAGAAGCACAGTTTGATGAAGCGGCAGGAGAAAAGGATGCTTGCTATCATAAAGTAAAATCAAGATACAAAGTATGGCCTAGTGCATATGCTTCAGGTGCTTTAGTTAAGTGCCGTAAAGTAGGTGCTAAGAATTGGGGCAACAAGAGTAAAAAATAATGCGTGCCAGCGACTTCATTACAGAACTAAATTGTCAGTATGGTGAATACTACTGTTCTCATGATAAGAAAATGAAGTGTCGTAAAACACCTAAAAAATCAAGAACCGACGAAAAATGTTGGGACGGCTATAAAAAGAAAGGCATGAAGACCATGTTTGGCAAGCGTGTTCCAAACTGTGTTAAGAAAGAAGATAAGACAAACGAAGATCTTAAAGACTGGTTTGGCAAAGGTAAGAAAGGCGGAGCTGGTGGCGGTGGCTGGGACCGTTACAATAGTAAAGGTGAGCGTATAGGTAAGTGCGGAGATGCCAAGAAAGGCGAAGGCAAACCTAAATGTTTATCAAAATCTAAGGCGGCTAGTTTAAGAGCTAAAGGCGGTAAGAAAGCAATAGCACAAGCAGTTAACAGAAAACGCAGAAACGATCCAAACAAAGATAGAAAAGGTTCTGCCAAGAACGTCACAAACAAATACAAAAAATAAATTTTAGTATTGCCTGATAAATACTATTATGGCACTTACACTATCATCATCAAACCCAGATCAATCAGCGTTGAACAGACCTACTGATCAATACGATCCTAACGGTATTGCACATGCAACCAATACAACTACACCTGCTGACACTAAAGCAGACCGTGCTACAGCTAAATTAGCATACGCTCTATTTGTTCAAGATGTTAAAATTGCAGTGGCTGTAGGAGACAGTGCAGGACCATCTGAGTTTCCAGTTGCAGGATCAACTATAGCCTACGCAGACGATTAAATGTTTGAACGTATTCCTGTTCCATTAGTACGTGATCCTAAATGCACACGAGCTGTAGATGCTCTTACAGCCAACGACTTCCGGTATTACGATAAAGATGGCTTTGAGCTGTGTCAAGCAGAACAACGCTACTACGAAGCGGAAAACCACCCTATAGAGCAACCTATACTTAATCACAGACTGTGGCAAGAAGAATGGATGTCCATTGATCATCCTAGATTACACCTTGATCATGCTATGATATTACATCGAGCTAACTATCAAGAGGACGCCCAAAAGCAATTAATTAAAATAAAAGAAACTATTCCACAAGCAGACTTATTATTGCGTACAAAACAGCAATGGGGGTTTGACTTTGATCTGGACTATGTTTTAGATAGCGGTGAGATATTTGAAGTGTTGCACATTGAATGTGACTACAATAACTTCGATGAATTTGAAGAAAAGTTATATGAATTTGAAGATCGTATAGAACGTATAGATTTTGAAGAAGCCGCAAAATCATTATGGCGTGACAAAGATAAATGGCAACATCTAAAAGCATTCACACAAAACGACTGGAAAGCCGATTATCTCCTAGGTTGGGAAAAATCAGAGTACACAGAAAAAGCTCTATAAGTAAGTACAACGATTAATCACTAGGAAATACCCAATGTTTGACGCAACAAAATTAAAATTATATTACGACTATAGTCTGAATACTGTCAAAGATGAAGGAGAAGATCCAGTCTTTAATGCGGTCACAGGACAAGTGGTTGATAACTTTATAGCCCCGTTAAACTTAAAAAAAGATATAGAAATATTAGATATTGGATCTGGTGTTGGATACTTTAGTGATCATATGAAAGACTTAGGATATACTAATATCACAAGTACTACATTTACCGATGGTGATGCAAGAGCATTAGAATCCAAAGGTTATAAGTATATCAAAACTGATATTAACTTTATTAAACAGCCGGATAGTTTTTATGATTTTATTTTCTGTCGACATGCACTAGAACACAGTCCTTTTCCTTATTTTGCTCTATTAGAATATAATAGACTACTTAAAAAAGGCGGACAAATATATGTAGAAATGCCAGAACCTAAGGGTCCTAGAGGAGCAGATACTTTTCCGCAACACTACAGTATATTAGGGGAAGTTGCTCTACAGAGCTTGATATCAAGAGCTGGATTTAAAATAGAATGGTATCGTAATGCACAAATTCCTATTACTAACAAAGAGACAAATAAAACTCAACAGGAAACATATAACTGTATATTAGCAAATAAAATAGGTAACATCGAAGTTAAATAATAGTATGGATATTAATGATTTAAAAAAATTAGCAGGAGTTACTGATCAACATGGTAATTCAATGGGAGAAAACATAAGCCGAGTGTCCTCCGAAAAATCTGCATATCAGAGAAAACATAATATACGACCAGGGACTGAAGAATGGTTTAAGTTATGGTTTGCACAACCTCGTTTAACAGGTGAAAATCCAATGCCCAAAAAGAAATAATGATGATTGAGGAAATTGTATAATGGCTAACAAGTCACTAGACGGCGTTCTTATTAAAAAAGCTCATAAAAAGTCTACATACACTCAAAAACAAGTAAATGAATTTGCACAATGTGCAGACCCTACCAACGGGGCCAAATACTTTATGCAAAATTTCTTTCACATACAGCATCCTACACGAGGAGGCATCAAGTACGAACCATTTGAATATCAAAGTCGTTTGATAGATGTATATCATAACTATCGTTATTCAATATCAATGATGCCTAGACAAACAGGTAAGTCGACATCAGCCGCAGGATATTTGTTATGGTATGCCATGTTTGTACCAGATGCAACAATACTGGTCGCCGCACACAAATATGCAGGTGCACAAGAAATCATGCAACGTGTCAGATACGCCTACGAAGCATGCCCGGATCATATCAGAGCAGGTGCTGTTAGTTATAATAAAGGTAGTATAGAATTTGATAATGGCAGTCGTATAGTGGCACAAACAACAACTGAAAATACCGGTCGAGGTATGAGTATATCAATGCTGTACTGTGATGAGTTTGCTTTTGTCAGACCTACCATTGCTCGTGAATTTTGGACTTCAATATCTCCTACTCTGGCAACTGGCGGTAAAGCAATTATTACATCAACACCTAACTCAGATGAAGATCAATTTGCATTACTATGGAAAGGTGCCAACAAAACAGAAGATACACACGGTAACGAAACAAAACTAGGAGTCAATGGATTTAAACCATTTCGTTCATATTGGAAAGAACACCCCGATAGAGATGATGAATGGGCAGATGAAGAACGTGCTAAACTAGGTGAAGAACGTTTTAGACGTGAGATGGATTGTGAATTCATTATCAATGATGAAACACTGATTGCTCCAATCCATCTAATGTCATTGGAAGGTGAAGAACCCTCAGAAAAAACTGGACAAGTACGCTGGTTTGGAACAATACAACCTGATCATTTATATGTGGTAAGTTGGGATCCAAGTTTGGGAACAGGTGGCGATTATGCGGCCATGCAAGTATTTGACGCAACAACATTTACACAGGTAGCAGAATGGAAACATAATAAAACAACAATACCTGAACAGGTTAGAATATTTGCTGACATGATTAAGGTATTAGAAAGTCGTGTAGGTGAACAAAATAATATCTATTACTCAGTGGAAAACAATACCATAGGAGAAGCCGCTTTAATATCTATAGCAGACTATGGAGAAGATAACATTAAAGGTGTGTTTCTAAGCGAAGATAAAAAAGCTGGTGCAGGCAGACGTTATCGTAAAGGATTTAATACAACAAATAAAAGCAAATTATCAGCATGTAGTAAATTTAAAACCCTATTGGAGCAAGGTAGATTAAAAGTTAAATCTAGACCTTTAATTAGTGAACTTAAAAACTTTGTAGCACATGGTACTAGCTATGCGGCCAAACCTGGAGAGCATGACGATCTGGTTATGGCAACAGTGTTAGCAGTCAGGATGTTACAACAAATACAGAATTATCATAAGAGTATCGGAGAGTCAATGACAGATCATAGCGATAGCAAAATTGACCCGATGCCGTTTATAATGTTTTAAGATAAATACTGACATGATATCCACAGAAGACATTAATCAAAATTTATTTGATCTTTTAACTACTAAGAACTTTGAACTAGTAACCAGAGACAATAAAGGAAAAGAAACTGCTGATCCTAGAAAAGCAGAATTGTTTAGCTTTGACTACACTGCTGATGATAATAACTATGGTACTGTTGTAGTTACTATTACCAGTGATGGTAATCTAGAAGTATTTTACGGTGACACACTTGGTAAAGCAATGGATCTAGATCATAAAGCAGAATGGTACGACTTTCTTTATCAACTAAGACATTTTGCTAGACGCAACATGTTAGGATTTGATTTAAAAAATATGAATAAACTAAAATATGCAATGCAGTCAAGAAGCCAGGTAGAAGAATCTAAATACTACGGTTACAAGAATACAAGTTATACCAAACCTACTAAAGAAGCAAAACTTAAAATAGTACACTCAAAACCAATTGATGAAGAGGCAGGAGATCAACGTTATAGAAATATAAAAGCTCTATATGTTGAAAATTCAGATGGTGAACGTTTTAAACTACCTTTCACTAAATTGTTTGCTGGTCGTGCAATGGCGAGACACGTAAGCGAAGGTGGGTCACCACATGATCACTTTGGCCAATATATTTGTGAATTAGTATCAGATATAGGAGTGCTAGCTAATTTTGTGAGAGCAAGTAGAGGTAAAGAATTTACAGATGCAGGTACAAGCGTTATGGCAGAGGCTGGTGTTAGACACTATGCTGATCTTAAAAAGAAAGTAAAAAGAATGATAGGTCGTAGAGGATACAAAGAACAGTTTAACGCATTTGACCCAGAACAAACACAGGAGCATGTTGAAATCACAGATCAAATACGTGACATGTTTACAGAAACATTACTAGATACCAGAATTGAACAAGCTATTCCGGTACTAAACAAACTCGAATCAAGGAACTCAGTTATGAAAGAAATTAGCGAATTTAACAATTGGGCAGAGGATATTACTGCACTTGAAGGTT